ATGGATTTAGAAGATTGACTAGATAATGGCTGTAACATTAAAGATTACATCTAATCAAAAACAGGTATCTCAAAAATTTAAAAAGTTTCAATCAGTATTATCAAAAGTAATTGATAAAGGTGTTAAACAAGCTGGTTTTCAATTAGTAGATAGAATTAGAACTAAAACACAAAAAGGTATTGATTTTAACGACAGACCTTTTGCTCCATATTCTGAGGGATATTTAAAAAAATTAAGTAAAGAGGGAAAGTCAACTAATGTTGATTTATTTTATACAGGTCGTATGCTAGGTGCATTAACTCCATCAGGCTCAGTAAAAAAAACAGGAAAGCATAAAGTTTCAGTAAATTTTACAAACTCACAAATGCGTCAAAGAGCAGTATTTAATCAAGTATTAGGAAAAACAAAACGAGAATTTTTTGGCTTTAATAATAGAACAGAAAAGATTATAAGTAAGCAGTTTAATAGGTTTGTAGAAAAAGAATTAAGAAAGTTTAAAATATGAGTGTAAGAGAAAACATAGCATCTAATTTATTATCAGTTATATCAAATATATCTAGTCCAATAACTATTAGAAAAGCAACAAGACAACCTTTTTTATTAGATGAATTATCAGAACAACAATATCCAGCAGTAATAGTTCAAACCTCAGAAGAAAATAGAGATGATTCTGAATTAGGAAGTGGTGCTAAGACAAGACATGGAACTATAGACTTTTTAATATTAGGATTTGTTAAAGGTGCAGAATCAAATATCGATACAAAAAGAAATCAATTAATTACTGCAATCGAAACAGCATTAGAAAGTGATATTACTAGAAATAGTAATGCACTTGATACAGAAGTCGTACAAGTAGAAACTGATGAGGGTAGTTTATTTCCTGTTGGTGGAATAAGAATGACGATTAGATGTATGTATGAATATCAATCAGGAACACCATAGGAGTGAACAATGGAAAGAATACTAAATAAGATACAAAAGAAAATAGACCAAATAGAGAAATTACACGACAAAGAGTCTTTATTATGTGAAGAAGTCAAAGACCTTATTGAAGAAATAAGAGAGGATAATGTAGAGGAATCTATTGAAGCTGATGATTTAGATGATGAGGAATTTGAAGAAGACATTGACGAAGACGAAGAAAACAAATAAAAGTAGATATTATGGCTAAAGATATAAAACTATATAAAGGTAATTCAGAAGTAACTGTTAATGAAACAAATCTTGAATATTTTGTAAGTCTAGGTTATAAGCAAGACAAAGAAGTAAAAGTTAAACCAAAAAAGGAAAATAAAAAATGGCAACACATCACGGAAAAGAAGGTGTAGTTACAGTTGGTGGAACAGGAGTAGGTGAATTAACTTCATTTACTCTTGAAACAACAGGAGATGTTGTAGAGGATACAGCATTAACTGATGCAACTAAATCATTTGTAGCTGGAAGAACATCTTTCTCAGGAACTTTAGAAATGCACTTTGACGAAACAGATTCACCACAAACAAGTTTAATTGCTGGTGCAACAATCGCTTTTATTCTATTACCTGAGGGTAATGCAAGTGGCGACAGAAGCTTTGCTGGTTCAGGAATTGTTACAGGAATGTCTGTAAATAATACTATGGACGCAATCGTTTCAAGAACTGTTACTTTTCAAGGTACAGGTGCGTTAACAATAGGAACTGTCTAATATTAATTTATGTCAGTTATTGATAGAGCAAAATCTCATTTTGAGAATTTAGGTACACAATCTATTGAAGTGCCTGAATGGGAAGATGATGATGGTAAGCCAACAGTTCTTTATTGGAATCCTATAACTTTAAGCGAAAAGAATAAATTATTTAAAAAATCAGATAATCTAACAGATGTTAGTATTCTAGCAGATATTCTTGTTATGAAAGCTTTAGATAAAGATGGTAATAAATCTTTTAGAGCAGAAGATAAATTAGCTTTAATGCACAAAGTTGATTCTGATGTCTTGTCTAGGATAGCGACTTCAATGATACAAGCTATAACTCCTGACGAAGTAAAAAAAAACTAAAATCTGATCCTCAATTAAAAAATTTACTTATTATTGCTGATAGGTTAAAAATACCATTATCTTCTGTTTTAAAAATGGAAGAATGGGAGTATAATCATTGGGTTGGCTATCTCTTACTTCAAAATGAAGAAGAAACAGAAGCTATGAATAAAACAAGGCACAGATAATGGCACAAAATTTAGTATTAAATATATTAGCAAAAGATAAAACTAAAGTAGCATTTAACGGAGTTCGTGCTGGATTAACTAATTTAAGAGCATCAGTTTTTTCTCTACAATCTGCTTTAATAGGTATTGGTGGTGGACTTGTAGTTAGATCACTTTTAAAAGTTGGTAGAGATGTAGAGGAATTAGGAATAAGATTTAACTTTTTATTTGGTAATGTTAAAGAGGGTCAAAAAGCTTTTAAAGGTTTAATTGACTTTGCTTCAAGAGTTCCATTTTCACTAGAAGAAATAGCATCAGCATCAGGTAACTTAGCAGTTGTTGCAAAAGACGCAGAAGAACTACAAAAGATATTAAAGATTACAGGTAATGTTGCATCAGTAACAGGATTAGATTTTAGAACAACAGCAGAACAAATACAAAGATCATTCTCATCAGGTATTGGTAGTGCAGATTTATTTAGAGAAAGAGGTGTTAGAGCATTATTAGGTTTTAAAGCTGGAATGACAGTTACAACAGAAGAAACAATACAAAGATTTGAAGAACTATTTGGAGAGAATGGTAGATTTTCAAAAGCAACAGAAGTTCTATCAACTACATTTACAGGAACTCTATCAATGCTTGGAGATAAATTATTTAAGTTCAAATTAGAAACAAATCAAGCTGGGTTTTTTGATTTTGCTAAAAATGCTCTAGTAGTAATCAATCGTCTTATAGAAAGAAACGCATCACAATTAAGTAACTTTGCATCTCTAGTTGGTACAACTTTAGTCAATGTTGTTAAACAAGCTTTACTAGGTGTTGCAAGATTAATGGATATGTTCTCAATGGTATTTAAAGTAGTTGGTGCTGGAATAGGTGGTTTAATAGATTTAATTTCTGCTTTACCAGCTGGTGTAAGAGAATTAGGTATCATTGGATTCTTAATGTTAGGTCGTAGAGGAAAAATTTTAGTAGCGAGTATAGCTGGTTTATTAAAAATATTTAAAGTTGATTTAGATGCAATTAGCGACAAGTTATTTGGTTCAGCAGATGCAACTGAAGAATGGGGTAAAAACTCAGAACGAGTTAGAGATTTCTTAAAGTCAGTTGAAGAAAATATTACAATCTCTAAAGAGCAAATGAAAGAATTAGAAAAAGCTATGAATGTGGCTAAAGAAGAAGCTGAAGAAATGGATATTAGTTTTGCAAAAATTAAAGAATCTATACAAGCTGGAATAAAGAAAGATATAGAAAGCATAAACCAAACAATAGGTAAATCTTTATTAGGTGGCATAAACAGTTTTTCAAGATCGTTAGCAGAAGCAGTTGTTCTAGGTAAAGAGTTAAATGCAAGTTTAAAAGAATTAGCACAAAAGATATTAGTTGATATGTTAACTTTTACGATTCAGTTTGTATTACAAAAACAAATAGAAAAGATTTTATCTGATGAAACACTCGAAAATGAAAAAAAGAAAACAGATGAAATGAATCGTCAATTAAAAATACAAGGAACTATGATGTTGATGAGTGGAAATCCTATGGGATTTTTAGGATTTACAGGTAGAGCATCAGGTGGTTCAGTACAAAAAGGACAACCATATATGGTAGGTGAAAGAGGTGCAGAATTATTTGTACCAAATCAATCAGGCCAAATACAACAATCTGCTAGAGGTGGTAACGGTGGTTCAACAACAGTTAATTTTAATATCAATACAGTAGATGCTTCAGGATTTGATGAATTACTTGTAAGAAATAGAGGAACAATAACTGCATTAATTAATAACGCAGTAAATGAAAGAGGGAGTAAAAACTTAATCTAATGTCAGGTGCTTTCCCAATATCATCAGCTAAATTTGGAACTTTTGGAATAAAGTCTATTCAAAATACTATTATATCTAAAACAGTTAGTGGTAAGAAACTTGCTAGACAAATAGATAATCAAAGATTTGCTTTTACAGTTCAGATTGTTACAGCAAAAAGATCAGATGTTTATGGAGAACTTATGGCTTTTATTATGAAGCAAAGATCAGGCAAAGAAAATTTTACAATTATCCCACCTGAAATTGAAGATGCTAGAGGTAATGAAACAGGAACAGTTTTAGTCAATGGTAGTCACGCAGTTGGAGATACAACGATTGCTATGGACGCACACCACAACGATAATCCACACGCATTTAAAGCTGGTGATTTTATTAAGTTCGCATCACATACTAAAGTTTATATGGTAGTTGCAGATGTACAAGCTTCTAGTAATGCTTCAACAGTAACAATAGAACCACCTCTTATAGCAACAGTAGCAGATGACTCAGTTGTAACTTATGACAATGTTCCATTTACTGTCTATCTTACAAATGATATACAAGAGTTCGGTGTAAGTGGTGTGTCTAATGATGGCAAATTATATTACGAATACCAATTTGATGTCGAAGAAGCTTTGTAATGAAATACTTAATTAAGCATTGGGCAACAGTTGATGTTCTAGCTGAAGAATTAGTTGATGAAAAAGATATTAATATCGTCAATAATAATCTTGGCAAATATGAAGAACCATCAGATAAAGCAATCATTAAAGTTTTAAATGTTAAAGTAAATAGGAGAACATACGAAGATGACAAGAAGTCTAACGACAGCAGTAAAGAACGAACTAGCAACAAATGATATTAGACCAATACATCTTATTACGATTGGTTTTGCGACTCCTGTTAATTTAACTGATTGTGCATTTCCTTTAACTTCATCAGTATCAGGTTCTAGTGTTACATACACAGCATCAGATTTTATTTTAAGTGTTTCTAATTTTACAGAAGAAACAGATATTACAAAAACAAGTTTATCATTAAGTTTATCAGGTGCAGACCAAACTTTTATTTCAACAGTATTAGGAGAAAATGTAACTAACGATTCTGTTACTATTTTTAGAGGATTATTAGCAGATGATAATACACTTATCGCTGACCCTTTTCTTTTATATAAAGGTAATATTGAAAGCTTTAATGTTTCAGAAACAGAAAAAGCAAGTGTATTAAATTTATCTGTTGTATCTCATTGGGCAGACTTTGATAAAAAGAACGGAAGAAAAACAAATAATACATCACAACAAAGATTCTTTAGTACAGATGTTGGAATGGATTTTTCAAGTCAAACTGTATTAGATATTAAATGGGGTAGAGCATAATGGGTTTGGGAAGTATAGGTGGATTTGTTAGATCAGCAGTAAGTGCTGGAACAAAAATATTAACAGGTGGTAAAGGAATTAATCCTGTTGTTGCTTTAGTTGCAACAATAGCTATTTCTTGGATATTTAGACCTAAGAAACCTGAAATACCTGATTTCGGAACTTCAGCTTACGAAGATTTTGAAAAAGG